AGAGGCATATACCAGCACCGCCCAGCTCTGGGCCCAGGCATTCGGTGTCACTCTACCACCCTGATTCAAAGAATCGAGAAATGGCCCTTCAAGTAGGGGGGTAACGGCTACGATTTGGGGCCATCGGCCTGTTTCACATACCAAGCAACGATTTCTCGCAGCTCGTCTCTGGATGCAGTCATATCTCGAAGTTTGTCCATCAATTCTTTTTTCTCATCGATATCCTGCTGTCGTCGCTCCTTTCCTTGATGATGATCGATGATGACCGAGGAGAGCCACTTAGATCGCCCTGGCTCCCCGGCACCACCTAGAGGTGATTTACGGGTCTTCCTCGGTACCTCCTCCCAGATGGCGAAGGCAGCGTTCGACAGGTTCGCGTTTATTCCTGGCATTCACTCGCCCCCTCACGGATCTCACGACAGCATCGAGCGCACTTTATCCCTCGACGGTCATCGCCCCCCGTCCTCCTCATCTCTCGTCCACATCGCGCGCAGACGTATATCGACCAGCTCATTCAACTCACCAGATACATGAACGGGTTTCCCCCTGGGGGGAGCTCTCGACAGATAGTTGATTTGCAGATTCCTTTGAATGCCACACCATCCTTACCGGGGATGATCTCGGCGTCTGGAACTCTCTCCCCACAATTCATGCAGGGTGGGCCGTCCTCGATCCAGTCTGAAATGTCAACCATCAAGACGCCTCCTTCAGGAAGACGTCCAGGAGCCTCCGGCAGTGTGGGCAGGGGATAGTTACCTCCAGCGTCCTTGTGACGGCAGGAGTATCGTCTACGGCCTTCATTATCTGCACCTCGGACAAACGAAGAAGCCTCCTGGCTTCCCTCTCAACATTACTTTCTTGCATATCAAACACGGTTTCTCAATCATCTTTTTCACCTGTGGAGGATCGGCGTTCAGTGTGGATGCACTCGTGGACCGACCCTCCAAATTGAACAGGTCCGGTTTTACTTATTAATAATCCGGCTGAAGGTATGGGTCGCTCTGGCTTCTGGGGCTGCCGCCCCATCATCCACACCACCTCCCGCCGGCGATGACTAGCCCACATTAGCCACCGGACTTCAAGATTCTCTAGTATTTTGAGTGAAATCGGGTCGTGAGGGAAGGTTGATGGGCGGTCGGCGGTGGTTGCATAGACATGGTAGCCGCTGAACTGCTCATTTTAGCCGTTTTGAACGTCATTTGCATACTCTCAATCGTGTCTTTGGGCCTCTGGCTACGGATCGAGCTAGCAAACATGCTCGAACTACTGGATGAACGTCTCGCCCTGGCACTCAAGGGTACGATAGATCGCATGCTCGAGGGGGGGATCGGTGAGTTCGAAGCTCCTAATCCCATCCAGAGTGCGATAGCACAGCTCATTCAAGGGATGGCAGCTCAGAAGATGAACACAATTGACGCCGTTGTTACGCAGAGAGCGCCTGATGGGAAGTTCGAATAGACAATTGACCACTTTCAATAGGATTATTAGCGACTTCGTCCAGTTTCGAGGTCGATGGCACGCAGGAAGAAGAAGTCACGGCGCCGAAGAGCGAAGACAATCAGCCTCATCAATCTCGCAGAGAGCTACGCTTACGCGAGCGTCCTGGTCGGCGGTGTGGCCAACAACACCCCGGTCGGATTCATCGGATTCGACGGTGCTGGTGGTACTGGACTAGCGACCACGAACGGCGGAGGCAGCGTTTCACTGCAATCGCTGGTCGCTGACCCCGGATCGTCCTTCGACGCCATGCAGACGAACTTCATGGCATCGTACCAGGCTATGGCTGTCCAGGCAATAGGGATCGGAATCACCTTCAAGTTCGCTAAGAAGCTCCTACGGAAGCCCATCGCCAACGTAAATAGAAACATGATGGCTCCGCTCGGAATCGGAGTTCGCCTCTAGGAAAGGTTGTGATACTATAGCTACTAACACTGTGAACGGGATCCTCGTCTGCTCGGACGGAACCAACATCCCGCTGAAGACTGAAATCGCGGAATCAACTGAGGCCGAACTAAAAACCGACACGGCCTATACCGTATCCTCAGTCAGCGTAGGTGACTACGCGCCAGGGAAGACTGTCACTCGAGGACTGGTCCAGGCAGACAACGGAATCTCCTACGCTTACATTCTTCGGCAGGGCCTCGTTGCTGCAATCATCTCTGTCGGTCTGAAGGGGATCTGCAACAACACTCCCGCACTCAACGTTCCCTTCACCCTTCAAGCTGGAGATAAGGTCCAGGTGCTCACGGAAACTGCCAGTGCCAGGGATGCTGCCCTATGCGTCTTCACCAACAGAGGCACCGCGAGGATCTTCAAGGGAACCCCGGCTTCTGGAACCACAACGGAGCTAACCGATCTGAAAACTGGCAACTCCATAGGATCGACACTTCAGGGCGAGGTATGCACGGCCGGCTTCTTCACTAGCCTCGACGGATCTAAGATTGAGTCGCCTGGCGTCGTCATCGTGGATGCACTCGGTAACGTCGTGGGCTCAGTCGCCACCAGCGACCCTGCCAAGTATCAAGCACAGATGGTCCCTCTCTCGGCACCGATTGACTTGAACTTCGTCTGTCAGGTATTGACTAACGCTTAGCGAGGTGCAGGGCTCATGGCGAAGATGACCAAAGCGGCAGGACGCCGCCGAATGGGCGAGATTCATTCCAAAGCAAAGAAGCTCTTCCTTCGAGGTTTCATATCTACGAAGGATCTGGACTCCATCGAGCGCATAATGAAGACGCGAGCCAAGCAATTGAAGTGATTGCATGCACCGTGTGACGCATCAGAATGATGACAACGACGGTAATCCCGGCACTATGCGTATGGAGACTAAGCAGGTTACGCCAGGACCACCGGCCCAGGGAACAGCACCAACGGGTCTTCCCCCTGCTCCTGGCACCTCGATCATACCGAACAACTTCTTCGGTTTCCTGATGATCGCCCTGGGGATGAGATGATGCCGCTTCCAGATGCACCCTCACAATCGCCCAGGGTCTACAAGCTCCTTCAGAACACGACCCTCGCTAATCTAACCAATGATGATCTAAGCTCTGTGGGGGATCCGATCAACCTAGAGATGCTCAACGAGGACGAGCTAAGGCGCCTGGTGCTCGTCCAGCTCGCGCGCCTAACAGTCAAACAGGAGTGGGATGGACTCCTGGGGTGATTGCATGCCTCTGCCAGACGCCAACAAGAGATCGCCCAGGGTCTACACCAACCTCCAGAACCTCGATCTGGCTAATGTCACCTTCTCGAACATCGAAACCACTGGCGATCCCATAGCTATCGAAGAGGCCAACGAGGACGAGCTACGACGTCTTGTCCTGGTTAACCTGGCACGCCTGGTATGTGCAGGGGAATGGAACGGGCTCCTAGATGCCGGAGGAGCTACCGGGAACTCGGCGGAAACGACGCCCTGGGTAGACGGTCTTGGAATATACTGGGAAGTTGCCCGATCCGCACCCTATGGAGATAACACCGTCCAGGCTGGCGCGATGGGCACCGACCTGATACTGTGGCCCTTCATCGCCCCGAACAGCGGAGATGTGTCGGTGATGGCCGTAGCGATCAACTCCAGTGTCACCAACACCATCTCGCTCTGTATCTACTCAGACGACGACGGCTTACCTGACGAGCTCCTTGGCTACGGAGATTTCGACCTGTCTGGATCGGGGACAATCGAACAGGACACCTTCAGTGACACTATCACCCTGGTCAAGGGGACGCAGTATTGGTACGGGCCAAAGTCCGATTCAGCCAACCAACCAAACATGAAGGCGATCAACGTCGATAACTGTCCTTCAATCGGTCCCCTGGGAACTAGCGTCATGGCGAACACCGGCCAAGGCGTTCCCTGCGTGAACACCGAGATTGCTTATGGCGACTCGATCCCTACAACGCTCACGCCTGGGAACTTCACTTATCTAACGGTGGTCAACCGCATGATTGTGGGGTTAGAGTTCTAATGGATCGGACCTTCACTCGCTACTCCGGTTCGGAGATTGTTGACCAAGGCCAGTATGACGTTACCTGGCAGCAGGTCCGAAAGGAACGCGACGCCCTCTTGGTTCAGACCGACTGGCGAGCTCTCAAGGATGTCGTGCTTCCTAACGCCTGGAAGGAGTACCGCCAAGCACTCAGGGACATCACAGAACACCCAGACGCGAACACCGCCGCAGATCATTGGCCGGAGGCTCCATCCGATGAGTGAACTCAGTGACAAGGCCAAGGACATGCTCACGGATTATGGAGCTGCATTCCTCCTGGGTTGGATCCTGGGGGCTGGTCTCGGCCAGACGCTTTGGGATTCAATCACAGGGGTGCTCTGATGACCAAGAGAAAACCGGACAAGGTCATCGAGTACCGCATCAGCCTCCAGGACAAACAGTCAGATCAGCTCGACTCCCTCATCGCCGCCATCCAGTTCAACAGGGTGACGACTGGGGCAGGATCTATCTTCTCAGGTCTGGGGGTTCCGGAGATCACCAAGCAGCTCAAAGACCCGAGTGAGATGATCGGCGTCTTCTACTCGATTGCTATGGTCCTAGAGTTCATGGGTTACGAGACAGGGCTGCCCACACCCGCCGACATGATTGGATGGAAGGCGGAGTTCCAGGCAGCTAAGGAAGAGAGAGAAGCAACCGGCGAGGCTGGGCCGGCTGCTGGAGACTTCTCCTTTGGCGCGATCATGTACAACCTGCTTCACCCGAACTGGTCCTGGTTCGGCCCTCCCCCTGGCGAGGATGGCGGCGGCGGCGGCGGCGGATTTTAGAGCTCTCTACCCCCCCCTCTAAGGGAGAGATAGACCATTGTTGTCGCATGCTTCGGGCCTCTGGCCGCAGCAGAGGCAGATCGTCTCGACCTCAAGGACATCATCGACGATGTCGCTGTAGTCGACCTCCATGTGCTCGGAGACTTCGAACCAATCTATCTGGTTGATCGACTGCTCTTCCTCCAGGTCGGCGAAGCTGTCCCAACCCTTCCAGAAGTCGAACTCGATCAGGAACCACTTGAGGAACTCTCTCGGTGTCATTTGATTTTCCCCCGTCCTTCACATGAAGAGCAGATGAAGAAAACTCCCAACGGGCCCCGATGACTACCACCGTCTCCCCAACATACAATGCACCTTTCCTTCTTCATTCCTTCCACTGTCCTCGATTCCTCTGGCGGCACTCATGCCGCAGCGCATAGTGAGGTTCGTGATTCGGCCGCACAAGAAGTTTCCACTGGCGAGGACGGCCACGGCCCGACCAGTGACGGACAAGCTGTGTTCGAACTCGCTTGCCGCACTTACGGCATCGACGCTGGAGAGTGATCGCGCCAGGGCGTGTCGCCCAGGTCCACCATGTCTCGCACTGTGGGCATTGCCAGAGTCCCTTCATCATTCTTCATCCTTCCAGACGTATTCCATGCGGATCGGCTCGCCGTCGCCGGTGAACACATAGTCGACGATGATGATGTCCTCGAACTCTTCCAACTGCTTCGCAACAGCCAGGAGCTGATGGCGACTGAAGCAAACATGATGGTCACTCATCACTTTCAGCCTCCTGAAAGTAGCCAGATTTAGCCAGAGCCTCTGTAAGGGCCTTTACGTCGTTTCTGAGGCGTTTCAGCTCTGCGGTGCGGTTCTGGCATCTCCTATGGTCTTCAATCGTCTCAGACAGTATCCTAGAGCGTCGTTTTTTCGGCCATGACGCAAATATGGCGTATGCGGGTTCGGACAGGCTAGCAGAGATGCCGGGGGACATGATCCGACCCAGAAAGGGGGGTGTTATTATTATTATCCCAAGAAGGTACAGCGAAACAACG